CATGAACGAACTAGTGACCGAGCGCGACAAATTCTACTTCCAACAAAACCAACCCCAAGCCTGGTCCGCCCGGATCGGACATTACTGACGACTGACTACTGCCAACCGCCAACTTTCACACCTTCCCACCTTCACACCTTCACACTCCTAAAAATCATGCACCCTAACGTAAGAACAACCAACCGCCAGAACGGCAGCGTCCTCATCGCCGACACCAACGCCGTCACCGGCGAATTCGTCAGCATCGACAGCCTGGACAACGCCACCAAATTCGAAGTCCTCACCGGCAACAGCACCGGCATCGCCAACCTCACCAGTGGCAGCGCCACCGCCATCCCATCCGGCACCACGATCGACGGCATCTTCACCGCCATCAAACTCCACGCCGGGTCCGTCATCGCCTACCGCAAATAGCCATGAGCGCCGAGCATTCCACACTTAGCACCTTGGAGAGGGGACTGCTCGGCACAGTCGCCACCACCGGCACCGTCGCCGTGTCCTTCATGCAGACCCTCGAAGTCTACCTGCGCGTCGCCGGCCTGGGCATCGGCCTGGCCATCGGCGTCGTCACCCTACTTTCAGTCATCCGGGACTACCGCCGGAAATCATAAGGAGAACAAAACCATGCGTAACATCAAAACGACCATCCTCGGAGTCATCACCATCCTCATCAGCGCCCTCACGGTCGCCAAGAGCGTCCTCGAAGGCACGCCCGTCGGCGACCTGGCAATGCACCTCGCCGCGATCACCGCCGGCTGGGGACTAATTGTTGCGAAGGATAATTCGGCCCGGCTCTAACACGAAGGATGAAACCGCAAGCCGACCAGGTAGGGCGGGGCCTCCGGACCCGCCGCTGCCTCCAAGTCTCAGCCCTCGCGCTCATCGCCCTGTCGATGACCAGCTGCGTGACGGTCGGCTATGACTTTCTGAAGCAGCAGGCCACCGTCACCGTCAATCCCCCGACCAAAGGCTACGCGAAATAACCCATGTGGACCTGGATCAAGAGAATCTTTGGCAAGAAATCCGACGCTACCCCAGCGCCGGTCTCGCCGAGTTATGTCTCCGCATCCAGGCCGAGCTTCACCGTCGAGCCACCGCTGACGAGCTACGACGAACGCCGACTCAGCACGCCGAACAAACAAGCCCACCGCATCAAGCCGCAAGCCGTTGTCCTGCATCATTCGGACGGCAGCTACCGGGGCAGCTGCGCTTGGATCACCAACCCCGCGAGTAAGGTGAGCTACCACGTCCTCATATCCCGCGACGGCCGCCGGACAGTCTTCGCCAACGACACCGACCGCTGCTGGCACGCCGGCCGCAGCTCGTGGCAAGGCCGCCCCGATCTCAACAGTTGGAGCCTCGGCGTGGCCTGGGACGGCAACACCTACGAGGACCCGCTCGGCGAGGCCGCCATGAACAGCGCCCTCGAATACCTGGTCCCCCGCATGAAGAAGTGGGGTATCCCGCTGAACATGGTGGTCACGCACCAACAAGTTTCCCCAACCCGCAAGACCGACATTTCCCCCGGTGATGCGGCAAGATTTAAGACCCGGCTGAAAGCCTCTCTGGCTGAACACTGAAAACTGAACCACTGAACACTTAAAGATATGGCCAAAACAATTCCCCAATTAACAGACGCCACAACCGTCAACGCCGCCGACGAACTAATCATCAGCCAGGGCGGGATTACCAAGCGAGCCACCGGCGCCGAGCTGGCCAAGGGGCTGAACACCATCAACGGCACGGTCAACGTCAAAGACTTTGGCGCCGTGGGCGATGGCATCGCAGATGACTACCCGGCTTTTGTCGCCGCCATAAGCGCTCTCCCTTCTGCTGGTGGCAGGATAGTTGTTCCGTCAGGTGCGTATTTATTATCGGCAGAGCCAACGTGGGGAACCAAATCTATTTATTGGGACATTGATGTCGCGGCATCATTCTCTGGGAGTGGAACTGGGGCCGCTGGGAAATTTCCAAACATTGCTACAAACATTAGAAATGTTGCCGCCGGCCCTTGGATTCTAAGCAGGCCAACATCCGTTCCATCCTACTCCCAAGCCGCAGTAAATGGGGCTACGGTTGAAATGATTGCGCCTTCGGCAGCAGCTACAGGATACTATGTTTCGCTGTATGCTGGTGCTGCCGGAAATTCTCCGACTGTCGGCAGCGATGTGTGGGCACTCAATACGCTGGTTGAAGCCAATGCTGGCGCTGCTGGAGCATATTTTGGGCTGGAAGTCGATGTCGTTAGCCATTCATTGAGCGCCATAACGCGGGGAATACTCATTAGCGGCCACGGCAGCGCGGATGCAGATGTTGCCTTGGAAATAGACAGAAATTTAGTGATCGGAACAGGCACATGGTTTTACGGCATCACAACTAAAGCTGTGCAAAATGCCATGCACATTTTTGTCGATGCAACACTCAATCGAGGAATTTCGTTTAGCAATTCTAGCGTTTTCCCAAACAGCCTTTTTAGCGGAAAGCAGCTTGTCAACAATTCCGCCGCAGTCGTAATTCAAAGAAACACGGATACATCGCCTACTGGTGACTTAATACGGTGCATCAACGCAGCCAACAACGACATATTGTTCAATGTCGATGCAAGCGGAAACATTGGCTGCGATGGGTTTGCCGCGACAGGCGGAGACGTAAGAACAAACGGCGGCGCTCTGATTGTTTCAAATGCAGCAGCATCTGTCACTTATTTCGACGTGAGATCAACAGGAGTCTTGGCGCCAAACCTTCCCACATCAAGCGCGGGGCTGCCAAGCGGAGCACTGTGGGTTGATACCGGCGCAGGAAATGTTGTGAAACGAGTCTAACAGTATGAACAGACAAATCGAAGAAATCGTCGCACTGCAAATTGGAAAACTGATCCTAAAAACCATTAGTGATGAAGTGGAGAAGCGGGATCTCCTCGCAAGGATTCAACAATCCAAACAAGCGCAAGAGTTATACAGCAAAAACCTTGATGAAAACGGCGTAGAAATTCCGCAATAATGCCCCTCCAATCTCCAACCGCCCGCGACGGCGACGCAGGTTTCCTCGGCTTTGCCAGCCGGATGAACCCGGTGGCGTTGCCGGCGGGCGTGCTGCAGTTGAGCGAGAACATGCGGCTGGATCGCGGGACGGCCAAGACGCGCAAGGGTGCGCGGCGGTTGGCGGATGACCTGCTGTCCGGCGACTTCCCGCTGACGCTGCCGTTCCGGTTTGATCCGGTTGAGACGACGGAGACGGTGCTGGATTTCACCTTGGGCATCGGGACCAACGGCGTGCAGTTGCTCACGACCTATCCCAACGGCGTCTTCGCCAGCGGCGCCTACCGCTCGCCGGGGCTGAACAACAAGGAGTATATCCTGCTGGCCACGGCAACGGGGGCGTTTGTCTACGACGACACGAACAGCCTCGGAGATGTTGAGAGCATCATCACCGATCACACCGGCGATCCGATCACGGATCAAATCGGCAACGAGTTGGTGGCGATCAATTACCTTCAGCCGCTGCCGTATCCGGCGGGCGAGATCATTGAGCCGACCGACAAGGTCTCGATGGTGCAGGCGTTTGACCGGATGTATCTGCTGCGGGAGGCCGACCAGAATGTGGCCGGCTGGGGTCCGAAGGAGTTGACCGGCGGCGGCATCGGCGTGTCAGGCACCACGGCCACGGTCTACTGCACGGCGCATGGCTACTCGGCCGGTCAGCGGGTGCGGATGGAGGGCGGCACCGTGGCGGCCTTTGCGGGCCACGAATATGACATCGTCAGCGTCAGCACGGACAGCTTCTCCATCACGGTGCCTAGTGGCACGGTGGGCATGACGGCCGGTGCGGGGCGGACGGTGCGCAGGGTCAAGCCGCCGATGTATTGGACCGGCGACATTACAACGCCTTTTGTCAAGGCGCCGGGTGGTGTTCCGGCTGAGGGCGCAACGTATCGCCGGATGCGCTCGGTGCCGTGGGCCAGCTATATCGGCAACCGCCTTGTGCTGCCGGACGGCCGCGACCAAGTGATGCTTTCGGACGTGCTGGAGCCGGATGTCTATGATCCGTTCTGGGCCAGCTTTCGCGCCAACAAAGGGAGCAACGACTACATCGTGGCGGTGCATCCATGGGTGGAGGGCAGCTTCCTTATCTTCATGCGCAATAGCATCTGGCTGGCTACCGTGAACCAGACTTACGACCCCTCAAGCGGCGACGGGTTGGTCTCGCGTTTGGATTTGCTGACGGATGAAATTGGTTGCAGCGCCCGCCGGTCCATCGCTACGGCCGGTCAGTATATTTATTTCCTTTCGGATGCCGGCGTCTACCGCCTCGATGCGCGGTTGGATCTTAAATTGCGGGGAGATACCAAGCCTCTTTCGGACGCCATCGCGGACCAGATCGCCCGCATTCCGAGCGATGGAGCTGAGAACGCCGTGGGCCTGTGGCACGACAACCGTTACTGGCTGGCGGCGCCGGTGGATGGCGCGGACCTCAACAATGCGCTGTTCATTTACTCGGCGCTCAACGAGCAGTGGGAAAGCGTCGACAGCTATCCTTTTGGGATCAGCAATCTGATCGTGGCCCAACGCAATGCGACCAGCCGCCGCCTGTTTGCCGCCTCATTGACCGGCAAGCTGTTTCTGCTGGAAGACGTGGAGCGCGGAGATGATCCGCCGGATTCTACGCTGGGCATTGACTACTTCACGCCGGTTGGCGGGCGCCTCAAGACGCGGCGCTATGGATTCGGCACGATGGGCAGCAAGCGATTCGTGCGAGTGCTGTCCGACGTGGTGCTGCCGAATACCGGATCAATCAAGGTCAACGCCTTGATGGTCAACCCTGACAAGGAAATCGAACTGGTGCCGGGAATGACCAACACGTCCGGTCTGGCTGAGGATTACACCCTCAAACAGCCGATCCGCCAAAAGGCGCATTACTGCGAAATTGAATTTGAAACCACTGCCGAGCGGCCGGAGATCCGCACGGTCGGCGTGGAGGCGGCCATGCCCAGCATGCCGCAAACCGAAACACGACATAGCGAATAATTATGGCAACACTAAGCAAGGGACACGTTTTCAGTGGGGGCGAAACCGTCACGGCGGCCAAGCTCAATGCGCTGGTCGATAGCGCCACGATCAGCAATATCGTCAATGCCGAGATCAACGCCTCGGCGGCCATCGCGCACACCAAGCTGGCCAGCATTACGGCCGGTCAGGTGCTTTTGGGCAATGCCAGCAATGTGCCAACGGCTACCGCGTTGACAGGCGATGTGACGGTCAACAGCTCGGGCGTCACGGCGATTGGCCCTGGCGTAATCGTAGACGCCGACGTGTCGGCCTCGGCGGAAATCGCCGTGAGCAAGCTGGCCGATGGCGCGGCGCGGCAGCTTTTGCAGACGGACGCCGCCGGAACCGGAGTAGAATGGACGGACAATGTGGACCTCCCCGGCACGCTGGATGTGACAGGAGCAGCCGTGCTTGACAGCACCTTAACGGTGGCGGGCGCCGCCACATTCAACGGCAACGTGACCATGGGTGATGCCGACAACATCATCTTAAACACGACAACCGGCACCAAGATCGGCACGGCGGTGGGGCAAAAGATTGGCTTTTGGAACGTGACGCCGGTGGTGCAGCCGGCCGCCGCCGGACAAGCAGCAGCAGCGGCGCAGACTCAGGACTCGCTGACAGACAGCACCGGAGGGACGGCCTCGACCACGCTGGCGGCTATCACGGCGGGCGCTGCCTATGCCCAAGCCGACCTAACCGCGATCAAAAATGCCATTGCCTCGCTGGCCGCTCAACTCGCCAAGATCCGCACGGACGTGGCCAATATTAAGACTTTGCAAGACGCCACGCGCACGGCGCTGGTCAACACGGGAATCATGAAGGGAGCAGCATAATATGGCAACAATCACCGCAGGATATAGCTGGGTGTCGGGCGAAGTCGTGACCCCGGCCAAGATGAACTCGGCCGCCGTGCCGACCATCACCAACATTGTCAACGCCGATGTGTCGGCTTCGGCCGCCATTGCGGGTAGCAAGGTGTCGCCGAATTTTGGGGCACAGAATGTCGTGACGACCGGTGCCGGGGGATTTGGCACGGCCACGCCGGACGCCAAAGCGGCCCTCGATGTGACCAGCACGACGCAGGGATTCCTGCCCCCGCGCATGACAACGGCGCAGCGTGATGCAATCACCAGCCCGACCGCTGGCCTGGTCCTTTACAATTCATCAACGAACAAACTCCAAGTCCGCACCAACACGGCATGGACCGATCTGCACTAATGCTGCCATGGCAAAAGGCAAAACACTGGTGGGACAACCACTCAACCCAAGACTTCTGGGAAGCAGTCGGCGAGCATCTGTCGGCGGGCTTAGTCCACGCCACACCGGAAGTCTTTCTGCTGGCCAGCGAGTTGCGGTGGAACGCGGAGGAGGAACGCTTTGAAAGCGGCGAGCCAAATTGTTGGTTCGTCACTCTGGCTGCTGCTGTTGGCCGCGCAAACCCCGTGCGGGAGTTTATGCGTGTGGCGACTCGGCCGCAGCAATACGCGGCATGGTGCCGACGTGGGAGCTTTGAACCTCGGGTATATTCCTGGGAAAAACTAATGAACAAAGTAGGAGGACAATAATATGGGAGGTGGAGGAGGACTTTTCGGCGGTGGCGGAGGAGGCACGACTTACAATGTCGCGCAGCCCCCGGCGCCGGCACCAATCGACTACGACAAGATGTATGCCGCGGCGACGCGGTCGGCCATTCAACAGATGCAGGAGCAGGAGCGTTCGCTCGAGCGTCTGTATCCGAAGATGATCGGTCAGCAGCTCGGCACGGCGCGTCAGGTGGCCGGGGAGTTGGATAATCAATACCTCGCCCGGACCCGTGGCGTGATGGACCAGGAGCTGCAAGCGGCCAGCGCCCCCAGCGCCATCGAGGCGGAGATCCAGCGGCAGGCTCAAGAGGAGCTGATGCTGGGACGTTCCCTCTCGCCGGAGCAGGAACGGGCGGCGCAACAATCCGCTCGCGGCGCCTTCGCCGCCCGCGGTCTCGGCACCAGCGCCGGATCGTCGGCCGCGGAGATCCTCAACCGGGATGCCATGTCGCAGCAGCGTCTCGACCAGCGCCGTCAATTCGCCCTCGGTGCCAACCAGCTCGACCTGGCCCGCCGCGGCCGCCGGATCACCCTGGCCGAAGGCTACGGCGCCCTCGATCCCTTCGCCCGCGGACTCAACCCGGCCTTCGGCCTGGGCCAAGCGACCATGGGACAAGGCACGCAGCTGGTCGGCAACACGTTCAACAATGCAGTGAACCAGGCGGGCAATGTCGAATCTTTCAACCGGAATCTCCAGGGCTCGATGTATAACTCCTGGCAGAACAACAACGCGGCGGTGCAAGGCGCGAACATGCAGGCGGGCGCCATGCGCCAGGCCGGGATGATGAACATGATCGGCAACATTGGTTCGTCGATCCTCTCGGACAAGCGGGAGAAGGAGGACATCAAGCCTCTCGGCTCGGCCGGCAAGGTGCTCGGGCTCACGGCCTACGAGTTCAAATACAAGGGCGACGACGAGAAGCGCGTCGGCTTTATGGCGCAGGATGTGCAGAAGGTTCTGCCGGAAGCGGTGGAAGAACGCACGGTCAAGGGCAAGAAACGCCTGGCGATCAAGCCGGCCGTGATCGGCGCGGCCTTGGCCCAAGAATTAACCCAAGCCAAAGCGGCTTAATCGAAGGAGAAAAACTATGTTTGCCTATAACCCCGGAGTCTATGACACAAGCGGCGAGTATCTCGCCAAGGGCGCCCTCGGCGCGGCCCAAGCCAACCAACAAATGTATGAGCAGATCGGCGAGGACGTCGGCGGCACGATCCGCAAGGCGGGCGAAGCGATCGCCGGTTTCGCCATGGGCGGACCGGCCGGCGCGGCCATGGCCATGCAAGGCGGCGGCGAACGCGGCGGCCGCGGTGGTGGCGGCGGCAGCTCGGCGGATAGCGTGCTGGGTAGCTTCGTCTCAGCCTTTGCAAACAACAAAGCCCTCGAGGCCAAAGGCTCGGCCTATGGCGATTTCATGAAGCGGCACGGCGACCAGCTGGGATTTGACCCGGAATGGATCAAAGGCTTCCTCAGCGAATCCCCCCGCCAACAAGCCATGATCGGCGACAGCATCATCGGCATGAACAACACCGGGCGCAACCTCATGAGCCAGCAGATCGTCGGGATGCAGATGGGTCCGCGGACCGCGGGACCGGCGACGGGGACGGGTGCGGGCGGCGCC